ATCGGCCTTGTCGTCAGCCGGGATCACCTTGATGCCAGGGCGGTTCATGCGCTGCTCGTTCGTCACTTGGTGAACGTGCTGCGGCAGCTTGTTGATGGTCAGGCAGGGGCGGGCATTGATTGTTTGACCCTGCAAAGAGCCACGGGTCTGGAGCACATCAGCGGGCCACTGCCACTGGTTGTCTGGAGAGCCAGCGTAGAACCGCAAATCGTCGAGTTCGTCTTCCCGAGTCTCGGAAAACGCAGTCATCGCTGTGTTCAAACGTGAACGGGCAACGGTCAGAATTTCCTCGGAACCGCCTTTTGACGAGTTTGGTCCGTTTTTTGCCACATTTGCTGCGGCTACGATTCCGGTAGTGTCTTTCATGCGTCAAATACTCCGAGGGTGTGTGATTCCCTCATGACCAGAAGGTTGTCACCCTCGTATTTTAGGTCTTGTCCGATGGAATCACCAAATAGCACCTTGTCGCCGACTTTCACGTCCTTGGCTTTAGGCCCAACGGAGATTACCACACCCGTGCCAGTTTGTTTCTGCCTCAAGAGGATAAACAACTCGTGTTTTTCCATGTCTGGGCGCACGATCAAACAGTCTTGCAGGGCTTGGAGGCTCATTTTTTGGTTTTCATTGTTGGTTTTTTGGCAGCTTCACGCTTGACGGAATACGCAATTGCCACGGCTTGCTTTACGGGTTTACCCGCAGACACTTCAGCCTTGACGTTCTTGCGAAATGCCTCTTTTGAGGGTGACTTGACAAGTGGCATCACTTGGCCTTTTTGGCAGGTTTGGCAGTCTTGGCCGACTCTTTAAAGTCCTTGGCCGAGGGTGCACCGGCAGCGCCGGGTTTGCGCATCTTCTCGCCAGAGCCAGCCGCGATGCGTTCGCGTTTGGCGTTGATGTTTGCATACAGTCCAGGTTTTGTAGCCATGATTTAACACTTCCATCGTTTGAGTGATGCCTTGGCCCGTTCTGCTGGGCCTTTGGCGTTTTTGACAACCCCTTCCATGCGGGCACAGAACGAATCTTTACGGCCCTGGTCGGCCTTTGTCTTGGGGCTTGGTGCTGGCGCTTTGAGATTAGAGCCAGTAGCTGCGTTGTACTTTGCACGACCCTTTTCTGTCAAGCCCGCGCCCTTGGACACCGGCAGCTTCTCGCCTTTTTTGACGCTTAGAGAGACAGTTTTCTTGGTAGCCATCACGAACCCATCCATGAATTTGTGGCAGCACCGTTTTGAGCGTTGCGCCTAGTAAGTGGTTGCTCAGTGTACTCTCTGTGAGCCACAGGGAACGCGAAAGTCACGCAGATGGCGTCAGCTGCATCGGGTGACGCCAAGCCACGGGCTTTCATGTCCTTCTTGCTCTCCAGAAAAATCGTACCCCTAGAATCAGGCTTGATCATAGGCGAAACCAGATCAGTCTTCAAGAACCTGTCCTTTGGAATGCTGGCAGATCTCAGCCAATCTTTCATCTTGCCCCACATCTCTGCACGTTTGTTGCCGTACATGATGGGGTTCGCACTCTTGTTGCCAAAGTTGACACCCTTGATCTTGTACCGCTGCTCTTTCAACCGGTCAACAATGCCAGCCCCAAGACCTCCCTCGTCAATTACCACCAGGGCAGGCTTGAACTCCTCAATGGCCTCAATGATGTGTCCCACCACCGTCATGGTGTCATCCCCACGGTGCCGGTCAATGCGCACAATGTCCCTGCCCTGCCGGATGGCAATCACCGTGGCATCAGCGCCAAACCTGGCTGGGTCAACTCCAATGATAATCGGCGCTGTCTGGTCCTTGTACTTGGACCTTGTCATCGCCTCATCCACAATGTTCGACGGTATGAACTGATCATCGCCAGCATTAGGAAACTGCCCGTAAACCTCAACGTGCGCCTGGCTGCTGTCAGGGCCATACTCGTCAATGATGTTCTGGTACACAGCCTTGTCAGTGCCTTCTACCGTCCTGGCATCCACCACCTTGGTGTTCCAGAAATCCCTCTTACTGTGGAAGGTCTCGTAAAAGTACCCCGTGTTTCGCCGTGGGTTGGAAAAAGCCAGCCACAAGCGATTAGGTGTGTTTTCAGTAAAGAATCCAGCCGTAACAGCCCAGATTGAGTCTTCGATACCGGATGCCTCATCAAAGATCACCATCACACCATCAAAGTTGTGAACTCCAGCATAGGCATCTGGGTTTTCTGCCGACCACAGCCGGCCCTCGACGGCCCAGTAGCGCGTGCCTTTTTTCAGGTCTTTTTCCACCAACTCGGTTAGCCAGTTGGCAGGGGTGATCTTGGTCGCCGCAACCTCAAACCAGTGGCTGTTGATGCTCATCGCCAACCACTTCGTGATCTCTGCCCATGTCACCGCACGAAGCTGCGACTCTGAGTTGGCCGAGATGATGGTGGTCGAGCCAATCCTGGTGGACAGCATCCAGATGGTCAGCCATGACACCAGTGCAGACTTGCCGATACCACGGCCAGAAGACACAGCATTGCGCAGCGTCTCAAAATCTATGCGGCCCTGCTGGCGCTTGATGTGCTCAGTGATCTCACGCAGCACCTCCCTCTGCCACTTCCTTGGCCCCTTGAAGTTCGCCAGTGGCGTGTTCTCTTGGCCCCAGGGAAAAGCAAACAACACAAAGGCTTCGGGGTCATCGGCAATCGCCGGTGTCCACAGCGTTGCCATTAACTCCTGTTCGTCTTCGGGCTTGTAGATGGTGGTTTGCATTTATCTAGCGTTTTGATAGAATGAAGGCATGATTCTATCTCCAATTGTCAACACCGAGATCAAGATGCCAAAGCAAATGCTTGACGCACTTGGCCTGCATGAAACACGCTGCGTTGTCACCGGCGTCAGCGAAGTCACCGAAGAATCGGTGCGGGCATTCCTGTCTGCTCGGTACGGTGAAAAATTCGCCCGCAAATTTGACCCTAAATTTCTGTTCAGTATCCCAGGCGCTTGAGCAACTGATTGGTGATGACTCCAGCGTAAGGGTGCATTTGCATCGCCCTTAAATCTGATGCCCTCGGGTTTTTTGGGTCCGGTATGCCACGGCCTTGAACCACTTGCGGCAACAACTCAAACACATTGACATTTTCAGCCAAGGTGCCCAAACCCTGACCCGGCACCCCACCTGGGTACGCCGGATGCGTCGATCTTAGCAACGGGCTTCCAGCAAAGATCTCGCCCACATTCATCACACCACCCTCTTGCGCAGCCAATTGCGCCGGATCTGACACGGCCAACCTTGCGCTGCCAATGTTCAGCCCACCCTCATTGCGAAACTTGGTGTCCATCATTGACTTCACAGCCTTGCGCGTTTTGTCCGGCATTTCCCTAAACTGCGCAACACTTGCCGGGTCAGACACACCAACCCAGTTTGGAATCAATTTCTTGATCGACCGGTCAAGGCTTTTCTTTTGCATCTTGCCCATTGCAGCATCAGCGTAAGCCAACATTGTCTCACCCGTCATCTGCGCAAAATCACCACCAGTCGGTGCCATACGGTACGGCAAATACAAAGGATTCTGGCCCGTTGCGCTCTTGACCTCTTCCGCATACTTCATCAAGGCTTTGGCTGGCCCCTGTCCAGATGCCCAAACTTCACCAGGATTGTTAAACATGTAATCCTGACCGCCACGCAAATCAACCGGCCTGTTAAACGCCACATTGTCAATGCCAGTCAACTGCCCACCCGCAGCAGTCCTGTCAGCCATGCTCGTGATAAACGGCCTGCCCTCAAAATTAGCCAGTGAAACAACGGGCGCATTTTGCGCATTCGGATTTAACTCAATGTTGCGGGTCATCGCCTGCATTCTTGCCTGCTCATTAACCCTCGGGTCATACCTCGGGTCAAAATCACCAAACCCACTGCGGCCCTGCGTTGGCAATATCTGACTTCTGCTGCCTTGCCCAAGATCCATCACCAACTGGGCAGGCAAACCACCGCGCTCCATGACGCTAGGCAACACCCTCTCAGCATAACGCTCACCAGCCCTGCCAGCTTGCATCGCCGCCCTAGTCGCCGCCCTCGATGCGGCCAAGGTCGCCATCGTCACAGGTTGCGCCATAGGCGCTACGGCCATCGCCGCCTCAATTGCCTCTGGCCTGATCTGAGTGGTCATCCCTCTGCCAGTGGTCAGTGGCTCACCATACGACAGCCGGTCCAGCGTCTGGCTGATCGCCGGGGCACTAAGAAACTGCGCCATGCCCTGCATCTGCTGCGTGCGCTGCGGTGAGTAAGACGCAGCCGCCAAATCAGCCAAGTACCCAAGCAACTGATTGCGCGGGGTCGCACTCAAAGTGTCTTGGTACGCCAGCTTGTTGGCTGGACGCTGCGCTAAGGCGTTTTGGTAGATCGGCATGGGGCGATGTTAAATCAAAAAACAAAAAACAAAAAATTAAAAAATGTGCGCGGGGGTACCGTGACCGTGACCCTTCGCCGCCGGCCCTCCCCCCCCGCCCTCGCTGGCAAAACGGCCAGCCACGGGTTGTACACAGGGTTTTTGTGCGGGTTATCCACATTGGCCTGTGGATAACTTGGTTTGTAACCCGCAAGTGTTAGTAATTTTGTGGATAACTTGGCATCGACTTTACATAATGGACGTTGTATGAAGTGGCTACGCTTTTGCGTCAGGGTTAACCCTGATGCGTAGCCGGTTGGGCGCGTGCGCGTAATTAGCAACAATTTCCGCTGTAATCGCACAAACCCCCCGTTCATTACCCTCATCCAAGTCACGAATCGACTTGTTTGGACTCAACATCAACCACGTTTCTAGTGTCTTTCAGCACTCGTTGCTTGGCTTCTTTTAAGGCATCCATCACGCTGATGCGTGTGTCTGTCACGGCCACATCAATGCGGTCACCGTACATTTTGGGCTTGAGTTTGGATGCAATCCACTTGCGTGCATCGACTTGCATTCGTTTGCGTTGTACCCAGGCTGATGCCATTGGGCCTTCCAGATGTTCTGGCATCTCCTCGTCAGCCAGTTCAAGGATTTCCTCGGCCAGTCGATCTGCTCTGTCCTCAATGGCGTTCTCGTACATAGTGCGGAACTCTGGGCTTTTCTTGATCATCAGCATGACGGCGTAGTACGAAGGCATGTTGTCAGCCTTCAATGCCGTGCTGAGGCTTTTACCCATCGACATCTGTTCGGTCATGATTTGCCAGCAGGGATGATCAATCCCAAACACTGTTGGCCGACCACGGCCACGTTTTTCAACCACATCGGTTGCCAAGTTCTGAGTCACTTGTAGGCTCCTAAAAAATAAGGGTACTCACACCGATGCGGTGCTTTCCCCGAAAGTGCGGCAACTGCATTTGCACACGCCATCATGCTATCACCTCGATCTCAACCTTGTAAGTCTTGACAGTTCCAGGGCGCTGCCTGTACTGCCATTCCACCAACTGGCTTCCATCATCAATCCCAAGCCAGTCAGCCACCCCATCCCTCACCGCCTTGAATCCAGACTGAAGATTATCCCCATCCAAAGCCCGTGGAGCCACCCTAGTGAGCACAATCGTGCAAGGTGGGGCCGGAGGTGCCGCGACACTCGCCAGCGCGTTAAACGCCTTTTGGCGCTGACTCTTCACCAGCTTAGCCTTCACCGCCCAGTGCATCCTCATGTTCGCCATGCTGACCACCTTCATGTCCATTTCCACTTCAATCATTCCAACTCCTTAAAACCCCCGAACCCCATGTACCGATACTTTGACCCGACTTTGTGTACCGAACCGAAGGGGGTATATATACCCCTTCGGTACGTTTCGGTACAACGGGCAAGTCGGGCATCGGTACGTTTCGGTACGTTTCGGTACATCGGTACATGGTTTCGGTACACTTGGACTGTACCGAACGAACCGAAATCGGTACAGATCGGTACGGTTCGGTACATTTCACCCTCAAAATAATTGCCGTTTCGGTACATCGGTACATCAATTCTGGCTGTTTCTGGCATGGTCGTTGCTTAAATTGCCTCAGAATTCGGTGCTTTCGGTACGGTTCGGTACACGTCATTGCGCACGTTTACCATGTCCTTTTTGGTCAAACCCTCCACCGATTCCTTAAATCTTCTGGAGTTCAGCCCGTGATTCTTGGCCGATTCCCGCCACTCATCGTAGTTCGCTGATACGGCCATGCCGTCCAGCCCATCAGCCTGTTTCTTGACCTCGATGGCGACAAGGCAGTTCAGAGCAATCAACTGGTTGCCTGGCAAGATGGTCCGCTTTTGCACACTACTGACCAGCCCAGAGATGTCCACGGTGGTGAGGTACGCGCCCTTCACAGCATTCCCGTGCTTATCAAGGATAGGCAGATCCACTTGGGTGATCTGAAAGTTCTTGGCCGCTGGCATTTCTGCGTCCTTCATCTTCTTGGACTCAAACTGGATGGTCTTGGTGCCCGAATCCAACTGGCATTTGTACTCTGCGTCCAGTGCTCCCTTCAGGGCTGTAGATCCCCGTGACCGATCCTTGTCCATTGCCCCACTGTGGTGAACCACCAGCACACAGCACTTGTAATCCTGGCGCAAATACGTGTCCAAGTGCTGGATGAAGCTGTTCATGTCTTGAGTTGAGTTCTCATCCCCGCCCATGTTCCGAGCCAAGGTGTCGATCACGATCATGGACGGGATATGCCCGCACTCTGCGCTAAGAGTCTTAATGGCATCAGCCACCAGAGCAGCCTCTGTCGCGTCATACAGTTGCGCTGCCCTATGGCTTTTGAACAACGGTGCCCCGTCCAATGTGGCCCCATTACCCAACTCCCACCCTTTAAAGCGCCGAGCCAGCCCGTTGTGACCTTCTCCGGCAATGTAGAACACTGCTCCTTGCTGTACTTGGTGACCGTGCCAGTCACGCCCAGTTGCAACGCAGCAGGCCAAGTCGATGCTCACAAAGGACTTTCCCCCGCCTGGATCACCAAACACCTGCGCCAGCGAGTCAGCCTCTATGTAGTCATCGACCACCCACTTGATCTCGCTGAGAGTCAAGGCATCTGCTCTCGTGAACTCAAACGCCAGCTTGTCACGCACAGGCCCAGCCACGCGCTCGATTTGTTCTTTCACGGCATCCAGTCCTTGCAAGCAGTGCAGGTCATTCCAGTCTGTTGGCTTGTTGTCCACCATGTCAGCATCACCGAATGATGGGTACACAATCTCGCCAAACACCATTGCTGCTGCCGCACGGCCCTTAGTTACTCCAGGGTTGCCCTCGGTGAACTGGTCATTGTCAGCGCCAATCACAATCTTGGAGCCGGGGAACATTTCCTTGGCTGCTTTGGCTACCTTGGACAAGTTGCCACAATCAAACGCCACCATGACGGTATACCCCGTAGCCTCATGAATGGAGGCGCAAGTGGCAAAGCCCTCACCCACGAACACGATCTTGCGATTACCGCGCAACTCAAAAAACCCACCCTCAATCTTGCCACCCTTTAAGAACCGCTTGTTGCCTTCTGCATCAATGGTCTGGTAGGACAGGATTTCACCAGACTGATTGATCACTGGCACCACCAGCCGGCCAGCACGGTCAATCTTGATGCCATGTGCGCTGATGTGTTTTCTCACCAGATACGGATGGTCATCACTCGCATCAGCATAGGTGCCGACCTCATCTTCTGCACGCTCGGCTGCCACTGCCTGAGATGCCAGTCTCTCAGCATCTTTCTTGGCTTTCAGGTCTGCTACCCACTTGTCATGTTCAAACCTCTCAGTAAACGACATGGACCGGCCAATGTCAGCCACCCACTTGGCCTCAAACGTAGGCTCTTTCCAGCAGCCGGCAATGCCCACTGGCACCTTGCCACTGGTGTGCAAGATGTACCACCCGTCAAGTGACCCCTTCTTGCTTGACACATGAGGCACCCGGTGGATCTCTCCATCAGCAATCAGGTCTTTGATCAGCAAGCCACTCGCCTCACAGTGAGCGCGAAAAGCACCCTCAGGGTTAATCAGGTCTTGGCTTTCTGTTGCTGCCGCAAAGCCATTGGGGAAGATGGTTGATAAAGAGGTCATGCCCGAGCCTCCACCAGTTCAGGCCAGATGGACTGCCAACTGCCCTGGCACACCATCTTGCGCCCCAGCCTGCCACCCGTTTCTTGCTCTACCCTCACAGCCTCAGAGGCTGACATCTCACGCCGGCCAGTCAGGCACTGGTAAAGATACTGTTCATTGATGCCAACTTTTTCTGCCAGTTGTCGGCGCTCGTCTGGTGTGATTTGTGTGTTCATAGGTGGCCGAGTCTAGCAGACTGCTTGAACAACAACGCATTAGGGAAAGCACCTATGATTTATTTTCAATTATTTCTAGCAAACTGCTTGACGAATTCTATCAACCTGCTAGAATTCATCACATGGCAGGGAAATAGTTCACTGACCATCACGCCGAAAGGCCAAAGGAAACAACATGAAATACAAACTCAATGTACAGCGCGATGTAGACACCGACGAGCCAGGCTCTTACATCTTAAATCTGCCCAATGGCTTTCGGTTTGATGACGATCTGGTGCATGTTCGAGGGTTCGACACCATGCGTGAACTGCGCGATGCCGTCAAGAACGATGTGATCCCCTGCAACTGCAAGGGTTGCCAACAGTAAACCCACGGGGCCACGGCCCCCTACCATTGAAAGCAAACCATGAAACACCACAAATACCATTACCACCCACAAGTCAAAGCAGCCAAGCTGCATTCACGCGCAGAGGCCGCGCTTGATTTGGTGCTGGCCCTCGCCATTGGCATTGGCTTGGCCGCACTGCTTGTCGCTTGGTGGTCATCATGATGGACGACCGCACCATCATCCGGCTGGCGCACCAAGCCGCACACGACGAGTTGTCCATTGCTGTGTTCACCGTCAACGAGTTGCACCGTTTTGCTGAACTGGTGATTGAAGAGCACTGCAAGGCTCCCCAACAACCCCGAGGTGTCATGGTCATGCCCATGAGTTTTGAGGGTGACATCAATCTGATCTGCCACCTTGACTACGAGCCAGCCTTTGCGGGTTCGCGTGACGAGCCTGGTTGCCCTGAAAGTATCACCCTCGACAGCGCCTACCACTACGGTCGGAACATTGCTTACTTGCTGTCAGAGGACATCGTTGAGGAAATTGAGCAAGCCGCATTAAAACAAATCGAGGAAGACCAAAATGATTTCTGAACTGACCGCACAACTGCGCCAAGCAAAGCTGGCTGAAGCAACCGCCAAGGCCGAGCGCCTGCGCCTTGAAGACCTGATTGAAAAGCAATTCACCAAGCCAGATGGCGGTGAAGGTAGCCACACCGACGAAGAAGTCAAGATCACTTGGAAGATCAATCGCACGGTTGACACGGCCAAGGTTCAGGCCGGCTGGGACTCGCTGGGCAAGAACGCCCAGAGTGCATTCCGCTGGAAGGCCGAGGTAGACCTGACGCACCTGCGTGCCTTAAAAGATCTGGATTCAGCAGCCTACGCACAGGCCGCTGAGTACATCACGAGCAAACCTGCAAAACCCTCCATTGAACTTTTGAAAGACTGACATGTTTGATTTGAAATCCATCTCTAAGACGCGCCGAGTGCGCAGCCCCAAAATTGTGATCGTTGGTCAAGGCAAGATCGGCAAGACCACTTTTGCCGCTATGGCCCCCAACGCCATTGGCATCTTGACTGAGGACGGTGCTGACGCTGTGGACGCCAACGCATTCCCACTGGCTTCCAGCTTGGCCGAGGTTTACACGGCCATTGACACACTGATTAACCAAGACCATGAGTTTCAGACTCTGTTCATTGACTCGCTCGATTGGCTTGAGCCATTGGTGCAAGACCATGTGTGCAAGGCCAACAATTGGAAGAACATTGAGCAGCCAGGATTTGGCAAGGGCTACATTGCCGCAGCCGAAGAGTGGCGCAACCTTTTGTCTGGTCTTGAGGTGCTGCGCTCCAGCAAGGGTATGGGCATCATCTTGATTGCGCACGACAAGATCAAGAGAGTTGAAGACCCCTTGACAGAGGGCTATGACAGCCATGTGCTGAAGCTGCACGACCGTGCTGCTGGCTTGGTCCAAGAATGGGCTGACGTTGTTGGCTACGCAGGGTATCGCATTTTTACCAGCAAGACAGACGCTGGCTTTGGCAACAAAGAAACCAAGGCCACCACCACTGGTGAGCGCATCTTGCACGTTGAACCTCACCCGGCCCATTGCGGTGGCAACCGCTTTGGCCTGACAAATATGCCGCTTGACTGGGCGGCATTCCAAGACGCACTGACCACAGCGCAGTCTTGATCACTCAGTTCGTAACTTTAACTTTGAAAGAAAACAATGGCACATTTTAATTTTGACGCCTCGCAAGTGGCACCCCAGACATCTAACGGCCCAATCCCTGCTGGCACTTATCTGGCACACATCACAGAGTCTGACGTTGCGCCCCTGCGCTCGGGCAACGGCACTGGCTTGAAGCTGACGTTTGAGATCATTGACGGCCAGTACAAGGGCCGCAAGGTGTGGGACAACTTGAACATCCAGCATAGCAACGAAGACACGCAGCGCATTGCCCAGTCGCAACTGTCTGCGCTGTGCCACGCTGTGAACGTGATCAAGCTGCAAGACACTGCTGCCCTGCACATGAAGCCGGTCAGCATCAAGGTGGTGGTGCGCGAGGCCAAGGGTGAGTATCAGGCCAGCAACAACATCAAGGGCTACGAAGCCGCTGGCGGTATTCGTCCGGCTGCACCAGTTTTTGTGGCGCAGGCTGAAGAAGCACAAGCCAAGCCCTCTGCACCAGCCTGGGCCAAGAAGTAAATCATGGCCGCACTTCCACAATCTGTTGTGGACCCTGTGGCCGATGCCATCTTTGCCAGTTACAAGGCAAAGTATGGCGTTGAGTCACAGCGCCCCTATCTTGGTGCCAGTGCGATTGGCAAGCCCTGCTTGCGCCAGCACTGGTACAGCTTTCGGTGGTCTAAGCCTGCCGAGTTCTCTGGCCGCTTGTATCGAGTATTCCAGACGGGTCACCTGCAAGAACCGCGCATCTACGCTGACCTGGCTGCGATTGGCTGCACGGTGTATGACATGGATCCATCGACCGGCAAGCAGTGGTCGTTTACAGAGCCAACCAGTGGCAACCATTTCAAGGGCAATGCCGATGGCATTGTGACTGGCCTGCCGCAAGCACCGAAGTCTCCGCATGTGCTGGAGATCAAGACAGCATCAGACAAGATGTTCAAGGAGATGCAAAAGTCTGGAGTTAAGAAAGCCAAGCCTGAACACTACGCGCAGATGCAGATGTACATGAAGTGGAGCATTGATCTGTACGGTGAGAACGGCTGCACACGCGCCATCTACATTGTGGTCAACAAAGACAACGATGACATCTACACCGAGCGCCTTGAGTTTGACAAGGACGAAGCCAAAGCCATCATTGACAAAGCCGTGGCGGTGATCACGGCCACCGAGCCGCCGGTGGGGATCAGTCAAGACCCGTCATGGTACGAGTGCAAGTTCTGCGATTACCACAGCATCTGCCACGGCACTGATGTGCCAGCACCCACCTGCCGGTCATGCGCCCACGCCACGCCAGAGATGGATGGCGATGCACGCTGGTCTTGTGCCGAGCATCGAGCCGATTTGCCTGTTGACATTCAGCGCACCGGCTGTGACTTGCACCGATACATTCCAATCTTGCTGTCCAAAAGCGCCACGCCAGTTGACCTAGTGCCTGGTGGTGTGGTGTATGAGATGGATGGCAAAAGGTTTGTCAACGGCACGCCAGCCAACCATGCAACGCACATCAGCAGTGCCGAGATCCACGCTTGCAATGACAAGACGGTTTTGGTTGATGAGTTTGCCTTGGATCTCAGACTTCAACATGGAGGACGATTTGTATGACACCCCCACCCATTCAAGACATCACCTTGCGTGATTACTTTGCCGCAGCCGCATTGACTGGTTTGCTTGCCAACGGTGATCGTTTGACCGCAGTCAAACAAGCCTTGAAGTTGGCTGATCAAATGCTCAAGGAGCGCCAAAATGCAGCTTCGTGAATATCAAAACCGCACGATCAGCGACCTGTTTGATTGGTGGACCAAGCACCAGAGCCATGAAGAGATCCCCTTGCTGGTGCTGCCCACTGGCTCTGGCAAGTCGGTGATCTGCGCTGAGATCGTGCGCCAGATGTGGGACCAGTGGCCTGAGTACCGGCCACGCACGGTGGTGCTGGTGCCCAGCAAGGAGTTGGCCGAGCAGAACGCAGCCAAGTTGCAGGCGCTGCTGCCTGACAACATCCATGTGGGGTTTGTCAGCGCCAGCCTGGGCAAGAAGCAGCACCACGCTGACGTGATTGTTGCCACCATTGGCAGCATCCACAAGTCAGCGCACCTGCTGGGTGACATCAAGGTGGTGATTATTGACGAGGCGCACCTTGTCAGCACCAAGGCGTCTGACGCTGGCATGTATCGCACGTTCCTGTCCAAGCTGGGCGAAATCTGCCAGTTTCGCACGGTGGGCATGACGGCCACACCGTTTAGGGGCAACCAGGTGTGGCTGACCGATGGCGATGAGCCGCTGTTCACTGGCATTGCGTCCAACGTCACCATGCGTGAGTTGCTGGATCAGAAGTTTCTGTCGCCACTGGTGCCACCGGCTCAAAAAATGCACACCCGCATTGACGCCAGCCAAGTTGGCATCTCCAATGGTGACTACAAGATTGGCGAACTGTCCGAGGTGGTTGACGCTTACTTGGACAAGGTAGCCAACGAGGCTGTTTACATCGCCTCAGAGCGCCGCAAATGGATTGCCTTCACACCAAGTGTCGCCAACGCTGAAAGCCTTGCAGACAAGCTGAACGAGCGAGGCATTGTCAGCGCCGTGGTTTGTGGCGAGACACCAGCGCAAGAGCGTGAAGACTTGATTCGTGACTTTAAGGCGCACCAGATCCATTGCTTGGTGACGGTGCTGGCGCTGTCCACTGGCTTTGATGTGCCTGACGTTGACTGCATCATCTGGTGCCGGCCCACCAAGTCGCCAGTGCTGTATGTGCAGGGCATGGGCAGAGGCACACGCATTGCTGATGGCAAGGATGATTGCTTGGTGCTGGACTTCACCGATACCGTTGAGCGCCTTGGCCCTGTTGACATCATCAAGGGCAAAAGCCGTGGCAAGAGAACTGGTGACCAGTCTGCACCGTTTTGCATCTGCCCAGAGTGCGGTGAGCGCAACGCACCGGCAGCACTGGTGTGCGCTGCTTGTGGTGGCACGATCAAAGAACTTGAGTTGCCCAAGCTGATAGATGCCAAGCTGTCCTACGCTGCCTTGTTGTCAGCGCAACAGCAGGCCGTCAACACTTGGCACGATGTCACCAGGGTTGAGTACAAGCTGCACCGCAAACCCGGCAAGCCCGACAGCGTGCGAGTCGATTACTACGATGGCCTGTTGAGGTGCGCCAGTGAATGGATCTGCTTGGATCATGGTGGCTTTGCAAGAAGCAAGGCGCTGAACTGGTGCGACCAACGCAATGGATGCCAAACCACCACAGAAGAATTGCTTGACACCGGCTACACGCTGAAAACACCCACTCGCATTGCTACCCGCAAGAACGGAAAATTTACAGAGGTCAAAGAATATGAATTTAGTCGAACTGAACGCCATCAAAACGCACTTGAAGAAGCAACTGAAGGACATTGAGTCCATCCAAGTCACTTGCCTGCGCTGTGAGCATTTGCAAGCCGGCCAGGTGTGCGCAAAGTTTGACGCCCGACCACCTGCTGAGTGGTTGCATGGCACCGTGGACTGTGAGCATTGGGCATGGGATTGCATTCCGTTCTAGCAATATGCTAGACTGTATGCGTGTCAACCAAACAAAGGAGCAAATTAATGAAAGCACTGCCCGCAAAACACTTTGCGTTGCCCCCTTATTGCGCCGAACAGGTCGGCCCAAAATGGTGGGGTGTGATGAACAAGAACGGATTCAACTGTTTGACTTTTGCAGAGAAACGGGGTGCTGTAATGACCGATGAAGCACACGCCCATCAGATTGCTAACGAGTGGAACAAGCGCACCGAGCCGTTTGTGTACCCGCCTGACCCTTACGTAGCGCCGGTCACTACACGGTGGACCGATGCGCAAATGTCGGCGCACATCCGCAGCCGCCGATACAACTTTGAAACAAGGAGATGGCAATGACCAACATTACTGAAGTAACCCCCGAAGAACTTGAGGAATGGAACAAGATGACAACAGCATTGGACAAGCAGGTTGCTGGCAACCATTACAAGGATCTGCCGATCCAGCCAGTGCAGTACATCCACGCCAACGCCCTAGGTTACTTTGAGGGCAACGTGGTCAAGTACATCAGCCGCTGGCGCAAGAAAAACGGCATTGCTGATTTGGAGAAGGCCAAGCACTACATTGAGTTGTTGATTGAATTAGAGACACGCCACCAGGGAGCCGAAAAATGATCCGTCAAACCATTGAGTGGGTGAAAAACGCTTACGCCACACCAAGCCCCGAGGCGTTGGCATACCGTGAGCTAGAGGACAGCAAGCGCAGGCTGCTTGAGGCCCAGACAGGGCGCGAATACGCCGACAGCATGTGCAAGTACCGCGAGGCGCAGATCAAGCGCCTGACGGCCTATCTGCACAAGGCCACTGAGGAGCAGTCATGAGCCCTTATTTGTTTGCATGTTGTCTTGCATTGTCTGTAATTGCTGGTTTTGGTCACTTATTTCTTACGCCGTGTTTGCTGGTCTTTGTTTTGTGTACTGTCGCAATTTGCGATGCAATAAAGGAATGAAACCATGAACGATACAAACACAGGTGGACCAGCATTTCCCGCACCAGCAGGTGTATCTCACATCACTGAACAAGGTATGACCCTGCGCGACTACTTTGCAGCCAAGGCGATGGCGCAACTTATGCTGAACTCGCCCGTCGTTCGAGACGATGCTCGTACCACGGCATCGTGGGCATACGAATATGCAGACGCCATGCTGAAAGCAAGGGGTAACACATGAGCTACATCGTCGCATCTCTGCCACCTTTGAAGTGCTTCGTGCGCCGCGAGTTCTTGTACAACCACACCAAGGGCTTTGGCGAGTTGGAGCCAGCCATCTGGATCAGCATCAAGGCGCTGCGGGGTCAAGTGTTTCGCATCGAGTCGCTGCTGCCCGCATACGGCGCTCTGTACGACAAGCTGCCCTTACACGCTTATGTGTGGCGTGAGGACCATGATGGTGACCTGCCCATCGACACCCTGCAACTGTGGGACTGCATGGGCTACCGCTTCACGGTGTGCGAGAAGATTGGCCTGCGCAACCTGGGCGTCAAGTTCTTGGGCAAGGATAAGCAGTGGCACCACGGGCGCTACCTGTTCACGGTGGACTTCTGCGCTGACGGCATGGACGCTGACACGGGCTTTACGGAGCAGGCCGAGGAGCATAAGTCGTTTAATTTCATTCGACTGGAGAACGGCCAGTTTGCTACGCAGCCCAACAACAGATGTTTGTGGTACGACCAATCGCTGATCCCCGCCGAGGTTAAGTTCCCCGATTTTCAGGCTGCCAAGACTTTTTACACCGTGGACGGATCGCGCAAGTGGTCTGCTGGCGATGACTGGTTCTACGACATCCAAGAGCGCAAATGAAAAAGAAAAGCAAGTACAAGCCCAAGAGGGTACGCTACGACAATATGTCGTGGATCATTGCTGGCATGAAGAAAGTGGGCACACTGCCCACTGCCGGGGTGGCACTCAAACTGAAGAACCACGATGCGCTTGACTCCATATTGAAGGGTCAAGGCACCAAAGAGCACGTCGATATGCTGATCTCAGCAGTCAACATGGCAGAGGCCATGACTCGTATTCGGGACGATCTCGGGCGTGACTGGGCAGAGGAGATCAGGGCTGCGCAAGATGCCGTCTATACGATGGGTGTGCGCGGCCATGAGAAAGGCTCATTCCTGTTCACGGGTCCAGAGATGACCGCTGTAAAGCTGATCATGGACCTGCACGACAGTCAACTCGATGACTGCACTGTCAAGGAAATGGAGCAAGCCTTGTTCATCGTTGAAGAAGAAATGAGGCTGCGTAAGGCCCGACCAATTGTTAAGCGAACTGACGTGTCCCAGCCTTGTCAATGACCAGTGCTTGTTTGCGGGGGCTGGTGTCTTCGCTGCTGGGTACGCTGATGTGTACCCAGCGGCCAAACTCGGAGATCACTTGGTCGTAGCCAATACCACTGGCAATGATCTTGCGCACCACTTCGTCAGGGGTCATGCCGGGCACCTTGAAGTCAGCGGCGCAGCCTGTGCGGTGTTGGCTGGTGTCTTTGCTGCCCACGGCATCGTTGACCTTCTTTGTGCGCAGGCCCGACGAGATCATGATGGGCTTGCCACCCATGACCACTTTGACCTGCTCCAAAAAGTCAGCCAGTCGTGTGAGGTTGGCAAGTTCCGCATCGTTGGGGCTGTTGTCCCAGCCGTTGCGCTCGGCTGTCTCGGATGCCGTCAACTCGTCAAGGGTGAAGTTGGGTGTTAAATTCATTTTGCTGTTCTTGAGAGAATGTCAGTCTTGGCCTGGGAGCCAGCAGACGAGCCGAAGTAGTAGGCAATGATGCCCGTCCAAGCAGTGCCCAAGCTGCCCAGCATCATCAGGATGGCGGGGTTGTTGCTGTCCACTTTGTTGAAAAACATCAGTGTCATGATGCCGAAGAAGCCAACAGTCACAGCGCCAGCCAAGATGGGAGGCATGAGGCTACGAGTGGTGGCCTGCATGTCCCGGGCCGACTTGCGGTCTTCAACTGCCAGTTTCTCAAAGTTTAGACCCAGTTCCTGTGCTTGCTTTTGAAGTTCGATTTCGGCAATCTTGACCTGTGCAATCTGCTCTGCTGACAGCTTGTTGTTGGAGATCATGTCCCCCACCTTATCAGGGTCAACCCCAATGGCCTTGGAGATGGCCGACACAGCCATGCCTGCCAGTGGGCCACCCATCGCCGTAGCGATGGTGGGTGCAATTTGTTTGAGCCAGTCCATGATTATCCCTTTAGGTCAAAACTCAAATTAGGGTGGCGCGGGTACTGCACAACGCGCTCACCTTCTGGGCACTTGTACTTGATTGTTGCCAGCAAAGTGGCCTTGCCATCAGCAATCTTTTCTTTTTGCACCATCGTAAGTTGGTACGTGAAGGTGTCAATCTCTGGGCCTGCTGGGCCGCTAAACTTGCTAGCCGTAGTAGTCGCTGCATGGACCATCCCCGCAGCATCTCGAATGCTTGGCGTGAAGCTCTCAACAGAGCAGTCGTCGCGCTTTTTGATCCGCGCAACAGTGACGTTGATAGGCTTACCGGCTTCTGCCGTGATCTTGAAGTTCTCAGGAGACCATTCGATGATGGCCCTGTCAAGCCAACCAAACTTGTCAACCAGTGTGTAGCTGCCACCTAGTGCTGCAACGCTTGCGGCAACTGCTCCAATGGCTTTGGTAAGGTCAACCATACCTCAATGCCCCTTGATCCAGCTTAGAAAAAAGCCAACGGCACTGGAGATCAGTGAGATGAAAGCCATACCTGCCCAAAAGCCGCCTCTGCCCTGGTTAGCAAGGGCCACAAGATGCTCGACATGTCCTTCCATCTTGTCAATTTTAGCGCTCATCTCATCAAAACGGCGCTCGTAGTCCTGGACTTTTTGCCACAAAACACCGTACTTCACTGGATCAATTTCAGCACTTTCAAAAGCCATGTTGTACTACCTTGACAAAGCGTTGGTGTTTTTTTGGTTTGGGGCCAGTTGATTTGGCTGTTGCAGTGATTGTTCAAACTGCTTCTTTACTTGGCGTGTACGTGCAACTTCGGCGGCTGTCTGCACACCAGGTATGCGCACGGGCAACTTCTGCAAAGCCTCAAGGCCACGCAAAACAGCGCCAGAAGTGCCGCTGTAATTGACAGCGCCGGGCTCTTTGACCACCACATCTTTGATGGCATCTCGCAAATCCATGATTTGATCACGGCCAGATTTGCCATACATGTAAATTAGCTTGTCTTCGTTGTCCAATTGGTTGATCAACGTGTTTAGGTTTCTGAAAGACATCTGATCACCCTTGGTGAGCAGATCTTTCATCTGTTGAATGGTCTGGCCTTGCAATTCTTTGTAGGCTTGTTGCCCGGCTGGTCCACCTTTTTTCAGCAAGGTGGTAACCGTGCGCATTTCTTCCAAAGAGCCGTCCAACACAATGTGCTTGAACACATCGTCAAGCGCCACCCTGCGGTCAGCGTAGCCAGATTTGGTGCTCAACAGCTTGTCCACTCTGGACACGTCTTCAAACTGCTTTGCCAATTGCTCTCTGGCTTTGCGTGCTGCTT